TATTGTTGATTTTTTAAGAAATAATTATGTTTCTCATATTTTAGACTTTAAAGGAAACAAATTAAATGCTAAAGATACTAGAGAACTTCTTGATAAAATTTTTAATTCCCCAAAAGAAAGTAAATTTAATAGAGATTTTTCTGAACACCGTACCTTTGAAACTATTAGAGAATTAGAAAAAACTATTCCTGAAAAGTCTGGAATTAAAGTTCAAAAAGATATAGCTAAAATTGCATCTATTTATGAAAAGTCTATGCAAACAGCAATCCTTCATAAAAAAATGATAGATCATTTTACTAATCTTAAAGATGATAAAGGTATTCCTTATATGTCTAAGGATCCTAATATTATTTATGAAAATAAATTTCAACGTTTTGAAGGTAAAGGTTCTGAACCTATTAAAGATTATGGTGTTCATCCTGATCTTGTAGATTCTTTAAACTTTATTTTTAGACAAAAAGATCCTGGTGCTGTAACTAAAATGCTTAGTTCTGTTAACTACTTAACTAAATCTTTAAATGTAGTTGGTTCATTATTTCATGCTTACAGTTTAGCACAAGCACAGTTTACTGCTGCTCCTGGTAATTTTGTTAAACAAGTATTTACTAAATTTGGTGGAATTAAAGAAGCTTTAAGAGAATATCATGAGGGTGGATTAAAAGATTCTACAGATCTATTTATTAAAAATGGATTAAACATAGGTACAGAAGATATACATAGAACAATTGTATCTGATATAGGTATGGAAGTAGACAGAGTTATTAATAAAGTAATGCCTGAATATAAAGTTGCACAAAGACTTACTGATCCTCTTGATAAATATATTATAGGAAGTATGAATAAATTTACATGGGATTATGCTCATACGGGTGGTAAATTACAATTAGCTCATCATTTTTTTAATAAAATAAAACTTAAAAATCCTGAAATGTCTGATGCACAAATTGCAAAAGAAGTTTCTAGTTTTATTAACAATACTTTAGGTGGTTTGGATTGGTTAGAAGTAGCAAGTCAAGTTAATAATAAATTCTTAAGGGGTCTTGCATTAAAAACACTTAACATAAGAGGTAGAGACTGGGCACAACTTATGTTATTTGCTCCTGATTGGACTGTATCTACACTAAGAGCATTTACTAATGCTCTTCCTAATGAGTTAATGAAACCTAAAAACTGGGAATTAAGAGAAGGTGTAAAAGGTCTTTGGAATCCTAAGAAACAAAGTGATCTTGCTCGTAGATATGTATTAAATACAGCATTACTTTACTTAACTATTCTTAATGGATTTAATATGGCCTTTACAGGAAGACCTGTATGGACTAATAAAGATCCTACTAGAGTAGATTTAGGTGATGGTACTTCTATTCAAATGGCTAAGCACTCTATGGAAGCAGCCGAATGGGCAATGCATCCTGATAAAACATTAGCTAATAAATTAGGATTTTGGCCTAAGTCTACAATTATTGCATTAACTGGTAAAGCATATGTATCTCCTACTGCTCCTAACTTAGAAGCTGTTGAGACTCCTATAGGTAAGTCCATGGCTTTAGCTAAGGCGGGTGCTATAGGTAAACAAGCTCTTCCTTTTGCTGTTGGTTCTGCTTTAAATGCTCCATCAGGAGAAAAAGTAAAACGAGCTGTTGTTAGTAGTTTAGGTATTCCTATTTATGGACAAAAAGAAAGACAGTATCAGAGTCCCGAACAAAGATTACAATCTGCTACAAAAAGAAGGAAATCTTTAGTTGAGACTCGGAAACGTAAGTTAGAAGAATTTAATAAAAAGAATTAAAGTTTTTCTTTAGATAATACTAACCGTACTATAAGTAAGTCAATAACTGTGTAACTAAAGTAATCATCATTAAGAAATTCAATTCCTAATGATGCTCCATTAATTAAGCTTAGTTCATATTCTATCATAGTTCACAGCCTCCTGCTGTACATGCTAATATTTGTTGTCCTATTGTATTATCTTCTTTTTCTAAAAGGCTAGTCCAATCAATTGTACTTGGAGTTTTACTTAGAAGATCATTATAAAACTCCTCTGTACAATCTTCATAGGGGGCTTGTTGGTAACTATGATTAGAGTGGGGTAAAAAAGATACTCCACTTATCTCATCAAAGTGTTTCCATACCCAAGCTCCTACTTCAGGCCACTCCCCATCTTTAACAGATATAGTTACAGATGGTTTGTGCTCACACCAGTATCTTTGATAAACTAACCAAACCTCAAGTTGTTCTATAGCTGCTTTATCATTGCGAAAAACAGCATGAGCTGGAGCTTTGATTGGAAAACTAAAGATAGCTGTTGAATCTTTGTTACTTAAATCATCTTCTACTTGAACACCCTGTTCTTTAAGGTACTCATAAATTGGGTCTTTTTTATCCATACGAATACGTCTAATATAAAAAGGATTGTGTCTAGCATGAATGCCACTAGCACTATCCACCAACTGACTGACTGTTCCTGAAGGCTTAACACAAGTGATAGAAGTAGAAGCAGGAATACCAAATTTTTCAGCAAACTCTTCATTTGTTTGTCTAGCAACATCTCTTAGATCCTCTAGTAATTTAGGAACAGGATTACTTGTTAATTTACAATCCATAATTCCTGTTAAACTTACCCCAAGTAAACGTTCTTCTTCTGTATTCTTTTTCCATTCAGAGGATAAGAATTGAAAGTTAGTTAAGGTTGATTGAATTGTCCCAAGTATTGTTGCAAGCCTAACTTTGTGTTCAAGAGACTGTTTGGTATCTTTTTCCCGTACAACCACTTCCGTAAGATTGCAGAATTGTTTATCACGGAGGATAATCTCACTACATGGATTGGTTCCGTAACTGAGAGTCGGATCTCGTCTTCCCCACTTATTTGCTTGATTTTGAGCAGCAATTCTATTAAATATTCCTCGTTCACCTGATTTCGATTTAACCAGACTAAGCCATTCTTCCATGAAAGTTTCGCTATCTGGTCTTTCTGTGTACGCAACCGAGTTGTTTGCGAGTCTTCTATGTGAATTATCATTCCACCAAGCTCCTGTTTTAGCATCACGCATACGCTTGTCAGTAAGATTAGATAAAGAAATAAGAGCAGATCTTCTTACTCCTCCAACTACTACTACATCACCAATCATACACATGATATCATGTACTTCTATTGAGTTTAATTTACGACCTTTTGCTTGTTTAAATACTTCTAGTACAAAATCAAATAGTTTCTTAAGAGGCTCAGGACCACTAGCCCTTCCTCCAAAGGTTTTTAGTCTTGCTCCTGCAGGTCTTACTTTAGAGTAATCAACTGTAGGAATATCACCTTCCCATAGGGAAGATAAAAGCTTTTTAAAAGCTTTAGCCCAACCTAGTTTACTATCTTCAACAAAAATAACATCATCACATAGTGTTAGTTCATTAGGTATTTCAGGAAGTTTAGTAATTTCTTGACGTTCACAAGAAAACCCTACTCCTGTACCATTCATTAAGATATATAAAGCTTCACTAAAAGCCCTTTTATTATTAACAGCAAGGTAACTACAGTTATAAGCAGAGATGTTATCTCGTTCACAGGCTTCGCCAGCAGTCATCATTAAACGCATAGACGGCATGATCTCTAGGTTTTCTATACTTTTATGCATAGTATCCCAAGTTTCAGTTGGTAAAGTAACTTTACTTTGTAGGTATGTTATTAGTCTAGTAACTGTTTCATTCCATGTTTCTCTTCGTTTTAAATCAGGAATGTATCTTGCATAACGACTCATTGCTATTACTTCTTGGTAAACACTTGGTAATTTAATCATCTAAACTATAATCCTCTAATTCATTGTTAGTTTCTTTTGATAACCTATCAAAATCTTCTTCTATTTTATCTTGAAATTTATCTACTAGTTGTTCTGATGTAATATTTAATAGTTCAAGTAAAATAGTTTCATCAAATTTCTTTAGGTCTTCACATAATTCATTAAATGTACGATTCATTTGCTGACTTTCTATAATAAGTTATGACCGACCTTCAGTTTTTTCTTGTTCAAATTCTTTAAGTAACTCTATAAAATGAATTGCTTTGTCAAGATCTTGAACCCCACCTTTGTCCCGCCATCTACACAGGTATTTAATTGCAGTTGCTTCTAAATAGGGAATGTCATTAATGTAATTAAAGAAGGCAGGTTGTATCCTAAACTTTTTATAATGATCCCCACCTATTTGTAAATCAATTGCTTTCATGTTTTGTCTCTTTAATATAATTTAAGGGGTACCCATTAAAACCAACATCAATACAACTACTATTCACCAATAACAAAACGACTACTATCATATTTTTTAACATTAGTAACCTTAATAATATTAGCAGTATCTGCTATAAGTGGAGTAATAGTAACATTGTGCATCTTAGACTTTAAGTCTTTAAACCAAGACATCTCTCTAGGTTCTGATGTCATTAGACCAGACCATACAAGTACATGGTTAACATCAAATTCTTCTACGAGATAGGCTAAGGGTTTCATGATATAGATATAAACTTTGGACTTTTAGCAGCAATGTTTTCTGTTCCTCTAAACCAAGCACCACAATCTTGACATTGATACCTATTATATTTAGTAGACAAGTTAACTCGTATACCACGTTTTTGATAGTGTTTACTACCACAATTAGTACAGACAAGACTATTCTCAAATACAGATAGATTAAGATGATTAGGAATCCAAGGTTTAAAAGCTTCATATACTTTTTCAAGTAAAATTACATCTTGTTTATTATATGTTTCCATAGTTTTCCAAGCATCAGAATCTTTATTCATACACTTAATCCATAGTTCATGTCCTTCATGTTTATGTTTTTTACCAAGCCCTAGTGACTGTGCTACATAATCTAACTTATTAGATACAAATCTAAACTTAGACTTAGCTACACGAAGTAAATCTATTTGTTTTACAGGGGACGGAGGAAACATTCCTGCAAGTAAGAAAGCTTTATTAAGGGTTGGTATGTCAAACCTAGCACCATTATAGTGGATGACTGCATCTGCTTCATCTAATAACTTATGAATAGATTTAAGCATAGACTTATAGGTACCATTTTTAATTGATTTAAAAACAATATCTTTTTCTCCAAGCCACTTAGCAGCAAAGCATAAAATTTCTGAGGACTCTAGTAATTGATTAATAGAAATATTTTGTTGCCAGATACCCCAGACATGTGCTGTATTTGGAGAAGTTTCAATATCTAATAAAAGTATTTTACTCATGAAACTTTACCACCCTCTTGTTTAAATAGATCTAACTCTTGTTCTACCATATCAGTAGCAACAGTAAATACACCCCGTCTAACTAATTCTTTAATAGCAAAGTCCATTAAAAAAGCCCCTTCCTCAGTATCTACATGAAAATCAAAATCCATAGATCCGTCTTTATGCTGCACACAATTTTTTATAACCATTTAACCAGTCCTTTCTAAAGTCTAACCATTCAAAATCATTATTAGTTGCCCACATACCATAGGTTGTTTTACTACGTTTAGTTATTTTATTACTAGGATTCATAAATAAGAATATAATTCTAATTGTTGGATTAGATTCTTTAAACCATAGCATTTTCTTTCTTGTCTCTAAATCTAGTTTTCCTTTGGCTTCTATATAAATGTTTTGACGCCCTGTTTTAAAGTCAGGAATATAAACTCTTTCAATTTGAGGTTGAATAAATTTATATTTAGATGGTTCATATTTAACAGAAGGATAATGTTTTTTTAAGACACTCCATACTTTTTCTTCTAGTTTACTTTTAAATAAGGGCATTAAATCTTTCTTTATAATCATCATTAGGAGTTCTAAGAATCCATAAGACTCTAGCATTCATTAAGAACTCTTCATCATTTCCATAAATATCTCTAACAATATTAAACATTTCTAGTTCTGTTTCACAAGAACTTAATAACTTTGTAGATTTTGCTTCACCAATTCCTTCAATTCCTCTAACATTATCAGAAGAATCTCCTTTTAAACATTGTTTATAAAACAGTCTAAGACCTTCAATCTCTGTTTGTTCTAAAAATGTATCGGGTCTAGACCATCCTTTTCCGTTAATTTCCCATGAAAAGTGTTTTCCAGGGACTTGTAATAAATCTTTGTCAAGTGTACATATTATTGTATCCTCTGTTTGATTAATTGCTAAGGCATCGTCTGCTTCCAGTGTATCTGGAGCATACTCTGCATTTAGTTTTTCAATACTATACTGTTGTAAATCTTTTAAATGTTTAGGTTTAGGGGCAATTCTATTGGCTTTATATTCAGGATAGATTTGTTTCCTAAAATTATTAGATCCAGTAAGAAAAGCCCTATAACCAGTTGCATTTGTTTTTACAAGAATACTATCTAATAGTTCATCCATTCTCCATATAGCAATGCCTACATCAATGTCTTCAGCACTTGCTGCACATCTATAACAAAGGAGATCTTGATCTATTAAAGCTAACATTAAAGAGGGATGTCATCCTCTAGTTCATTAATAGCATCTATACCTTGAGAAGCTCCAAAAACATAAGCTTCAAACTTTTTAGCAATAGTAATAACATTATCAGTTGTTGTAGGTTCTGATGAAGTTGCTACAATTAAAGCTACGGCACTAGATAAAGAAGACTGACGAACAATAAGAATTTGTCTTGCTGCTCTTTCTTCTTTAGTTTCATAATTACTTCCTGTTACTCTTGTTGCATTTCCTGTATTTGCTGACTTAGATTCAGCTACAATAGAGTCTCCTCCACCTAAACCAATCCATTGCCAGTATCCATTAGCATCTTTCTCTGTTGTTACTGTAACTACTGATCCTTTAATCCATTCTTGTGCAGCTTTA